ATGAAACACTTGAGTAAGTTGTAGCATACGCACGGTCTAGTGTAATCTGATTATCAGAACCAATAGCTGTAACGCGACGAATGATAGGGGCTGCAGGAATAGTCTTAGTCAACGTGAAGTTAGTTCCTGTACCAGTAGTTGTTAAGTCTACTGCTGAGGTTCCAGCTTGAGCATCAGATAGGCTATTGTGGAGCTTTAGGGTGTTATCGCTAAGTCGTCCTACAAAGTAGTACTGGTTAGTAGTTAAACCACCAGGTACAACGCCAGTTCCTCTGTCAAAGAGCACCACGTCTCCGGTAATAAAGGCGTGAGCAGTAATAGTAATCACGTCTGTTGTAGTGTTTACGTTAGAATCTGCAAATGTCTTAGAGTTAATTGTGTTAGGTGGGAAGATGCGGAAACGATCTCCAACCTTAAGGATCTTAGAAAACGCGGTGTTAGAACCGGTTACTAGGGTTCCACCGGCAGTTGTTGTAACTGTACCAGAACCAGTAACGTTACCGTTAATCTGGTAAGTAGTTAGGGTGTGGTCAACGCCAGAACCAAAGTCTGTAAAGGTAATAGCAACACCAGAAAGTGCATTTTCTAGGCTACTTGCTAGGCGCAAGTAATCCTTGTTAATTGCAATTACGTAGTAATCGGTGTTGGTTGTAAGTCCACCAATAGAAGAGTTAGATCCTCCACCGTTTACATAACGAACCTTAGTTCCTGTCAAGAAACCGTGAGAAAGAATTCTTAGGTTGTTCTGTTGAGTATCTACAATACCTCGAGGAGTAATTGTCTTAATGATTGCAGGTACAAGACCACCCGCTGATACTGTAAATGTAGTAGCAGATGGAATGCTTGCAATTGTATAAGTTCCATCTGGAGACTTTGTAAGGGACAGGATGCGCTGACGACCAACACCAGCAGTAGTTAAGTCAACTGCTGTTTGAGCATCTACATCTGAAGCACTTAGTGCAAGCTTAAAGTTATCTCCATCAAGGAAGATAATATAGTAAGGGTTACCAGAAACAAGTCCACCAATAGCTGTCTGTCCAACAGCGTCGTATTGAACTAGCTCTTTATTTGTAAATCCGTGGTTAGGGATAGAAATAGTATCCGTTGCAAAGTTTACAGAGTTAGTAGTAATAGTATGGTTTCCAGTACCAACACTAGTTAGGTTAATTGTAGTAAGGCCTAGCTTGTCTGTAGCTAATTTAATAATGTTGTTATCTACTTTAGATACAAAGTATTGGGCACCGCTAGTTAATCCGCCAATAGAAGTGTTTCCACCACCACCGTTAGAATAGACAACGCGTTGACCAGTAACTAAATCGTGTCCAGGAATGTAGATACTGTCTTCATCAATGTTTACTACAACATACAAGAATGAGTGTCCGGTACCGGTTCCCACAGCGTTACTTACGCCGCCTAGATTAATAGGAATTCCATTTAGAGATTGGCTTAGCTTAATGTTGTTTTGATCCACAACAGCCTGTACGTAATAAGTATTTCCATTTTGAAGTGGAGGAATAGCAGTTCCACCGTTTGTTGCGTACTTAATAGGTTGATTTACTAGGAATCCGTGACTTGGAATAGTAATAGTGTCTGTAGCTACGTTTACTACAACTTTACCAAAAACTTCATTCGTACTAGCACCTGGAGAAGTAATATCTAAAGTAGGGGACAAACTTGGAGATTCGCTTAGCCTATAGGTAAAGTTGTCTACCTTATCAACATAATAGATTGTTCCCTGTGTCATACCGCCAACAAGTGTTCCACCCGTAGTGTAGGTAATAGCATCTCCAGAAACTAATCCGTGTGCGTTAGGGAAGTTAAATGTATTAGCTGTAAGGTCCAAAGTAATAGGGACAATAGCGTGGTATGAAGTTCCAGCAGGAGCAATAGCAATTGCGTTTGTTCCAGCATTAGCGTCAGCAGCTGTTGGGTGAACTGTATGCCCTGTGCTAAAGGAAGAAACCAAAGAAACAATTACAGAACCGTCCCCGGTGTTGTAAGAGTTTAAGTTAGTAATTGCTGTTCCGTTGAAAGAACTTGCGCCTTCCCAAGTACCTGTTGAGGTAGAAATAGTGTTAGCAAGCGGAGTAATAAAGGAACCTCCGCCACCACCAGCATGGTTAGCAACGTCGCTTCGAGCTCCGCCACCACCAGAGTAACCACCAGCACCACCGGATTGACCGCGAGCAGTACCATCAGATTGAGCACCACCACCAAAACCACCGTAACCACCAAGACGAGTGTTGGTAGTGTTCATCTGTAATCCGTCTTGGAATGAACCTCCACCAATTTCACCGTTAGGTCCGTTAACACCTCGGCTAGAGAAACCTCCACCACCAGCTGAGAAACCTACGCCACTGCTTTGTGCTTGACCACCAAAACCAGTTGCGCTACCTGAAGTTAATCCGTTAGTAGATGTACCTGCAATAGCTGTTAGAACGCCATCTCGTCCTGCACCAGAGTTCGCTTCTGCAGAACCTCCACCGGCAACAAAAAGAGGTTGGCTACCAGTTTTACGAACAACAAATGTTCCACCACCAGAACCACCCCAAATTCCTCCGGAAGTAGGCGCAGAACCTCGTTGACCAACAACAATAGTAATAATTTCGCCCTTGCTAAGGCTTGTTCTTCCCTTAACAATTGCTCCACGTCCAGGAGTACCGGCGCCTGCACCATCATAGCCAGATGCTCCAGCCACTGTAAACTCGTAAATACCAGATACGGGCACTGTCCAGTCTTGGTAACCCTGGAAGTTTCCTTGATTTAGATAAGTTCCGGTCCAAGCTGTAGCACCTGTGTACGCTGCTCGTACCTGTGTAATTGTAGGGCCTACTGATCCTGTAATTCCGGCACTAGTAAAGGTGTGTGTGTTACTTGCTAAAGTGTAAAGGCTTTGAACTCCAGCAAAAGCTGCGGTTACGTTCTTTAAGAAGTATGTGTTTCCGCTTACAAGTCCAGTTAATGGAGTACCGTTTGTAAAATACTTTACTGCTTGGTTAGTAGCTGTAGAAGATCCAACTTGGAAAATACCACTGTAAACAACTGGGTTGTTAAACGTGATTGTTCCTGCGGTTGCAGAAGTAAGGTCAGCTTCTAAAGTTCCGCTACTGTCTTTAAACTTTAAAATCTGACTACTTATTTTATCTGCATAAACAAGTGCGCCACTGCCACCCATACCATTTAAAGCACCAGTACTCGGTGCATAGATAAACGTTGCACCTGTTACAAATGCAGCAGGCATGTCGGATGCGTTTTTAAAATAAATGTAGTTTTCTTCAGTGTTTACGTTAACTCTTGCAAAAGAGTGAGTACCTGAAGTACCCGCAGCAGTAAAATTAATAGCCATGTTTACTCTCCTTTAGGCCCTTGCAATCGGATAACGAATAAGAACAATTCCTGAACCGCCATCACCAATCATTTCTTGAGCTGTTCCACCCCAAGCTCCGCCACCGCCACCACCAGTGTTAGCAGTACCACTTAAAGCGCCAGTTCCGTTACCTTCTGCGTATCTTCCGCCTCGGCCTCCGCCGCCTAGACCGCCTAGAGAGAGGATGTTCATTCGTCCAGAGTGGCCACCGCCACCGCCAGAGAACCAACCTGATTCTCCAAAACCTGTTCCAAACAAGTGGCCAAAATATTTACCACGACCACCACGACCAGAGTTAACATCTCCACCTGAACCGTCAAATCCTACTTGGCTAGCTCCACCGCCACCGCCTCCGCGACCAAAGCTCCAGTCAGTACTAACTGTAACGTTTCTACCGCTAGTACCGCCTGCAAAACCTTGATTAGAGGTTCCCGCTCCTGGGGGACCAAGAGGGTTAAAGCTAGGCTCTACTAAACCACCGCCGCCTCCAGAACCGCCAGCAAGTCCAGCGTTTCCTTGATACCAACCACCACCGCCACCGCCAAAAGCAGTAAGACCAAAAGCAGAGCTGTTACCGCCGTTACCTCCGCCAGTGTACGCGCTAGTGCCTCGGTTACCGCCACCACCTACGATAATTGGGTATGTAGTTAAAGATAGAGTTGTAGATCCAGCTAGAAGACCGCCGGCTCCTCCACCGCCGCCCCAACCGCCGCCTCCGCCTCCGCCTGCAACAATTAGGTATTCAAATTGAGGGAAGTTTCCAACGTTAGAGACTACAAAGTTAGTTGTTCCAACAGATGTGAAAGCGTGAATTCTGTAAGTTACGCCATCAGTAGTGATTGTGCTTGTTGTACCGCCTGTTGCAACAGAAGGGGTAATAGGGACTGGCTCTGTTAGAGCGTATCTAATAAGAACAATTCCTGAACCACCATCTCCACCGCGAGAAGCTGAACCACCAGTTTTACCAGCGCCTCCGCCTCCACCACCGGTGTTAGCAGTACCGGATACTCCTGTAGGAGTACCGCCTGCTCCACGTTGGCTATTTCCAGAACCACTGTTTCGGTCAGTTGGAGAGTCTCCATCTCCTCCGCCGCCAATTCCACCAAAGCCACGACCGCCTTGAGTATATCCCCAAGAACCGCCACCTCCGCCGCCAGCAAACCAACCACCAAGCTCACCAAAGCTCTCTCCGAAGATATCTCCGTAGTATCTACCGATACCGCCGTTACCGGCTGTTTCTAGATCACGTGCTGCTCCGCCAACTGCTCCAGCTCCACCTCCACCAGATGTTGGATATGGAGGGGTTGCAAACCCTGCGTTACCTGCACCACCGTTATTACCAAAACCAAATGATCCTGATTCACCGGATTGTGAAGGCTGGGTTCCTAAACCACGAGCCGATCCTGAAATAGCTCCTTGGAAACCACCACCAGAACCACCGTCAGCATTTCGAATATCTTGATCCCAAGATTGACCAAAACCACCGCCGATTGCAGTTAATCCAAGAGCAGAAGAGTTTCCGCCCTTTGTAGCGTTAGGCATACCGCCGTAGCTACCTGGGTTACTTGAACCAGCTCCTCCGCCACCCACAACAATTGGGTATGTAGTAGCAGTAATAGATTTACCTGGACGATAAATAAGACCTCCAGCACCACCGCCACCTGGAACGTGAGATCCACCGCCACCGCCACCAGCAATGACCAGAACATCTACAAGTCCAATAGTTCCAGCATTACTTACAACAAAGTTTGTAGTTCCAACTGTAGTAAACGCGTGAACTCTATAATCAACACCAAGACGGCTGTATGTGCTAGTAACTCCACCAGTAGCTGATGGTGGTGAGAAGAAGTTGTCAGATATCTTATAGTTATGAGCATCATAAACTGTTTCTACATAGTAGAACTGCTTTGCTGTTTCTGCTGTTGTAAAACGTCCACCTGAAGGGAAAGAGTATTCTAATAGATCTCTTACAGAAAAATTAGAGTTTGGTATGTGAATAATATCTTTATCTACAGCAATACCTATTTTGTTAAAAGTTTGAGTTCCAGTTCCTCCTGTAGGAGACAGCACTGATGCTGAATCTGGAAGTTCTTTAATTGTAATTCTGTATTGGTTAGGTGTTGCAGTAGTTGCATAGCTAGCAATAAAGTAAGTTTGATTGTTAACTAAACCCGTTGCAGCAGCGCCGGTGCTAGTGTACTTAACCATTGCCCCAACATAGTAATCAAGTCCAGCTCCAGCTGTTGTACTTACTAAAAATGGGCTAGTAGTTCCTGTATAACCTAAGACTTCAGAAAGACCATTAGTTGCAATCGCTCCTGAAGAACCTGAGTTACTGCCATCAAAAAGTATAGGTGTTTCTTTTTGAAGTGTTAACGTAGTTTGAGTTGTTGAATCAAGGTTATTTCCTGCAAAAGTACGAGCTGCGTTAGCTAACTGAAAAGTTCCAGTTACTGAACTAGTAATAGGGATTACTGTTCCATCTGGTGTTGTGCTTACTGTAAAAATAGAACCGTTTGTTGTAGATGTAGGTAAACTCTTTAAGAAAACAACTCCACGAGGATTTGCTGCAAAGTAACCGCTAGCTGAAGAAACGTTATGATAGAGCGGAGTTCCTACAGGTTTTCCAACAAAGTTTTCTGAAGTGTGAGAAACCGTAATTGTATTGTTAACTAGAGATACTGTTGAGATCGCGCTTACAGCTCCGCTAAGAACAGCGGCGTTATCTAAGTCAACTGCGTATGAAATTAAAGAGTTAGATCCATCAAAAGTTTGAGCTGTTGAGCTGTTGCTAGAGTCAAAAGCTTTTGAGTTTGTGTTGGAAGAGTCAAACTCTTGAGAAATTGTAGAGTTAAGGTTTAGGAAATAAAACGGAGTGTTAATACCAAAACCATGTGGGGATTCAGTAGTTACTGTTAGTACTGAGTTACCCGCACCATTTGTTACTAAACCATCTGAATCAGCAATCTTGATCTGTGATCCCTGGAAGAATTCACCTGTAACAATAGAGGTATATAGATCTTCAATAGATGCAGAATCATTTTGGTTTTGCTTACAAAGATATGTAAAGGTAAATGAGTCAGGTACAGAGTTAATGATGTAGGCACCGTCTGCAGTAAGAGACTTTGTACCAGAAACGTTAATTGGAATACCAACTGCAAGGCCGTGAGCAAGGGAAGTTGTAACCTTAACTTCACGAGAAAGTTCAGTTGTAGTAATAGATGCAATATTTGGGATGGTTGTATCGCCACCCTTAGAGAAGAAGGATGGGGTATTGTTGATTAACTCAACTGACTCCCACTTAGTAGGCTGAAGACCATATTCAAAGTCAGTATCAATCAGCGTCTGCGGTTCGGAGACGCGAAGTTTAGTTACCGGATCGATAAATTCCGCAGGGAAACGAATTTCTCCGCCTGTGCCACTGCCTGAACTACCGCCTAGAAAACCTGGCATTGATTTTTACCTCTCTTTACCTGCACCTAGTACAAGATACTTGTTATTGCAATTTTTTACGGCTTATACTTCTTTTTAAATTCCAAACCACCACATTGTGCCTATTTGTAGGCTTCCTGGAACACCTTGAGGTCCTGTAGGGCCTGCATTTCCTGAGGCTACTTCTGTCCACACGCCATTAAAGAACACGTATGTTTTTGCTGTCTGTGTATTAAACCAACCATCTCCAGGAGCAGCTGTTGAAACATCAGGTGCTGTAGCGCTAGCAGTAAACTTACCTGCAGGTCCTGTGCTACCAGTAGGTCCTGTGGGACCAGTTGGGCCTGTAACTTGAGAAGCAGCTCCGGTTGGACCTGTAGGTCCTAATGCTCCTTGAAAACCTTGTGGGCCGGTTGGGCCAGTTGCTCCTGTTGGGCCTGCAACGTTAGATGCAGCGCCTTGTGGACCTGTTGCACCCGTTGGTCCCGTTGGACCTGTTGCACCATTACTACCTACAAAACCATCGGTACCTCGTGGACCTGTAGGTCCGGTTGCACCAGTGGCACCAGTAGCACCCTGTGGTCCAACGATTTGACCAACGTTGTTCCAAACAGTGCCGTTCCAAACATAAAGATCTTCATCTGCTGTAACAATCCACGCATCATTAACTGCGTTACCTGTTGCAGGAAGTGCACCAACAGTTGCTTTAGTACCCTTAAAAGTTATTGAGGTTCCTTGCGGACCTGTTGGTCCAGTTGGACCGGGTACAGTCGAAGGTTGGGTTGATACTGGACCGGTAGGGCCAGTTACACCTTGAGCACCTGTAGGGCCGGTTGGTCCAGAAGAATAAGGTAATGAACTCCACGCAAGTGTTCCATTACCAATTTTAAATTTACCAGTATCGTATTCGTAACCTGCTTCACCTTGTGCAAGCACAGGGTTTGCGGCAGACCACTCAGCTGCGGTACCACGTCTAAATTGAACTTTTACAGCCATTAGCCGTTAACTCCTCCGCAATCAATAGTATCGACGCCGCCATAGTTTGTATTAGGAGCTCCCGCGTCTACGTTAAGTATTGTACTTCCTGCTGCTCCAGTTAATCCTTGCAAACCTTGCGGACCTGTTGGACCCGTTACACCTTGTGAACCAGTAGGTCCAGTGCTTCCTGTAGGCCCTGTTACGCCCTGTGCACCAGTTGGGCCTAGTGGACCGGTTGGACCTTGTGATCCAGTTGGTCCTAATAATCCTTGTGGACCAGTTGGTCCTACAACACCTGTAGGGCCTTGAGATCCTGTTGGCCCAATTTCACCTTGCAAACCACGAGCACCAGAGGCTCCTGTAGGGCCTGTAGGACCTGTGACAGTGCTTGCTGCACCTGTCGCACCAGTTGGGCCAGTGTTACCAGTTAAACCAGTTAAACCAATTGGACCTGTAGGTCCTTGTGGTCCAGTGTCACCTTTAGGACCAACAATTTGACCAACGTTATCCCACGCTGACCCATTCCAAACATAGAGGTCGCCTTCATCTAAAATTAAATACGCATCATTGATAGTTCTATTAGTTGAAGGAAGTGCAGCGTAAGTAGATAGTGCGCCACGAAAACGAATTGACACACCTTGTGCACCAGTCGGACCGGTTGCACCTGCGGCTCCTGTTGGACCAGTTTGTCCTTGTGGACCAATAGATCCACGTTCACCTTGAATACCTGCAGGACCAGTATGTCCAATAGGACCTGTAGGTCCAGCAATATTAGATGCAGGACCTGTTGCACCAGTAGGACCAGTTGGTCCATCTAAACCACGTGCACCAGTTGGACCAGTAACAGTTGATGCAGGCCCCGTAGCGCCTGTTGCACCGGTTGCTCCGGTTGCACCTTGTGCACCAGTAGGACCAGTTGCCCCTTGTAAACCTGTAGGGCCAGTAGGACCAATTGGGCCTTGCGGACCAGTGCTACCTGTTTTATCCGCACCAATAGTAATTACTGTTGTAGGTTGCTCAATTATCTCAATAATTTCTGGTGTAGCCATTAAAGAGTTACCTGCTCTTCAGTAAAGACTTTACCAGTAATGTAAGTTCTTGTTTTTCCTATGTTGTCTGTTAGCTGTACGTCGTAGTAACAAGCGTATGGAAGTTCTTTTGTAACAGATCCTGGAAGTGAAAGCTGAATCATGTCATAAATACCGTTTGGTACAGATTGTAGCTTTGTAATAGTAAACTCTCCAACAATTACTGGACCTACTTGAGCACGGCCCCCAGTGTGGAATAGGCGTAGTTGAGATTTAGGCGTATACGTGGCGAGATCCATTGAGAACTTGAGTTTAATAGCAAAGTCGTCTCCCGCATACATAGAGAGGTCGCGGGTAATAACGTCACCTTCGGGAGTGACATCTCCATAATTAGGGATTGGCAAACGTACCCGTTGTGGAAGAGAAGCATCGTCAATCTCCTGTGGTCTGTAGATAGGTACGAGTTTATTAGTCAAACGACTAATACGACGTAGGTTGAATACTTCAATTTTGTAAAGACCAATGCCAAGAAGATTGCAAAGCTCTCTGTACTGCTCTTTACGGTTATTAATGATCTCTGTTAGTTGACGGAAACGTTCTGTACGAGGAATAGAAACGCCATCTGGAGAAATAATGTCAATATCAAATGAAGCATCGGTAGCAAGGGTGTACAAAGCCATAGTAGCTGCAAGAAGCACCATTGGGTACTCTTCAACAGCTGGCAAGGTTGTAATGGTTGCACGACTACCGTTGGAGTCTGTGGTGCTACGAGCATGCTCTAGAAAGGCGGTGTTAACGTACTGTTCAATTTCTGCGGTAGTAAAATACTTAAAGTTGGTACCAGAAACAGTTACGATTGCTCCATCAGCCGGAGGCGATGCTAGGACAATTAACCCTGTTCGCTCTTCTACGGATGTGGTTCCAGACACGTTGGTTGATCCAACTCTAACGGTCATGGTGTTGCCATCTACTGGGGCTACTGTTAGGTAGAAGCGGGTTTGTACGCCATCTCCCCTGAAAGTTTCAACGAAAGACTTACCTTGGTCGCCTATCTCAAACCGAAGACGTTCAGATAATGCTGCAAGTGTTGCCACTGATTCCTCCGATGAAGTTAATGTTCAAATAATCCCGTGATTACTGTCAGAAGTCAGGACAAACGTTAAGAACCCTCATGGACGAAGGGCGGCTTGTCCATGAGGGCGTTCTAGATTATGTCTCTTATTAGAGACGATCGTACAAATAGCCCTTTTCTTGCAAGTGCTGAGCAACATGCTTTGCTACTTTGTACTTCTGTCCGGCCTTAAAGGAAAAGTGATTTCCTGCGCCGATTGTTACAAAATCTAGGTCTTCAGCGACACGGATAACTTGTGTGTCGTCTGCCAGACTCACGCCTACGGTTTCAACTTCGTCAATAACTGTTGGGTTTCCTGGAGCGGTTAGATCCACGACTTCTGTCTCTAGCTTTACTGCAGCTTCTGCAGTTGCCATTGACATTTCACCTGCACGTTGTGCAAGTTCTTCTGCGTGTGCTTTGATTTGAGCTTCACGCTGACGTCCTGTGACGTCTGTTACTTTTGCTTTTGACACGATTAATATTCTCCTATTGTTTGTGTTGGGGGGCTGGGTTTCAAGGCCCAGCCCCCTAACTAGATTAAATTAGTTGGTTTCTGCCAATACTACAGACTGATCTGTGATTAGACCAAGACCGTAGATTGCGTACCAAGCAAGTGCATGCTCACGACCGAAGTCAAGAATACCGCCATCGCGGAGTTCAACTGGAAGAGAGATTGCGTGACCGAATGCGTTATCTCCAATGAAGATAGCTGTATAGCGGTCCTTGTTACCGTTACCTGTCTTTGTTACTGGTGTTGTGTATCCTCCACCTGTTGGGTAGACGATTGAGCCTGCTGCTACAGCTGTATCAGCTGAGTAGCCTGAACCAGCACCATTTGTTACCTTCTCAATCTGAGTGGTTTCAATGAATACTGTGTCATAAAGGCGACCAATTTCACCAAGCATGAAGTTTCCTGGAGCTGCGTACTTTGTGACTTCGATGAACTCTGGATTGTCACGAAGCTTGCGGCTCTGGTGTGGGTGAACGAAAGCAACATATGTCTCACCTAGGCGAGGGATGTTCTTGGTTGCAAGTGTTTCGACTGCGTCCTTAACAACAGCTGTTGTTAGGTCGAATGCTCCGGTAAGAGATGCACGTGATGTGCCCTTTGTA